TATTATTCGTAACACTGGTACACTAGAAGAGCTAGAATTTAAGACTCTAAGTATTCTAGAGCGGATTAAAGCCAGACAGCAGAAAACTGCCTGAGCCTATTTATCTTTTCATACTAATTCTTTCTGTAAGGTATTCTAATCAGGCATGATCTGGGCAATATATGATAAATATTGCTAACTAATTCATACCTTTAAGGAGAGCATTATGGCAACATTAGTATCACCAGGTGTGAGTATTAGCGTAACAGACGAAAGTTTTTACGCCAGTGTAGGTGCAGGTACAGTTCCACTGATCGTAGTAGCGACAGCGGCAAACAAAACCTCATCAGACGGCACAGGTATTGCAGAATATACCAGGCCTGAAAATGCTGGAAAAGTATATAACATTTCAAGTCAGCGTGAATTACTCATAAACTATGGTAACCCAACATTTTATACCACTGGCGGCACACCGCTACATGGTTACGAACTAAACGAGTATGGTTTAGAAGCCGCAAGAAGTTATTTAGGCTTTGCTAACCGTGCTTACGTTCTTAGAGCAGATATTGATCTTGCTAAACTTCAGCCTAGTGCTACCCCTCCCACGGAAGCACCAGCAGATGGTACTTACTGGCTAGATATTGGTAGTACTGTATGGGGCATCAAGCGTTACACAAATGGTGTATGGAATTTGCTTGAAACATTTACTGTTCCAGTAGCTGACATAACATCTGACGGTGTACCAACTACTGCTTATGGTGTTGATTATGATATCGCTGTGGTATATTTTAATACTGATGGTACTACTCGTGATGTGATAAACATCTGTGAGAGACGTTCAGGCGCGTGGTTTGTTATCGGCGAGTCAACCTGGGCAAATGCCACAAGTAACGAACTAATGGTAAATACCCACCTGAATATTCCACAAGGCACAAGACCCGACGGAGCTCCACTACAGAATAACGATTTGTTCCTACAGACTTCAACACCTAACCAGGGTACTACTATAGACATTAAAGTTTATAACGCCGCAACTGGAGAATGGTTGACCGAAGATATAATCGGATCACGTTACAGCAGTGCAGCCTGGGCATACTACAATGCTAGTGGCGGTCCAGTTGATGGCGATTTGTGGGCTGATTACGATGAGACACCCGAAGGCAAAATTCAATTACGCCGCTGGGATAGCGAGAACGGTGACAATGTTAACACCTTCCTAAGTGCTATTATACCAACACCCGATCCATTGTTTGATTTAACTAATCACATCAACAATGCTGGTGTTGCCGCTATGTGGATTTCAATCAACGATAGTGGTGTGTTTGACCCCAATGGATATATTCCTGTTTACTTCACTTCAGATTCTGACAACAACGGATTTGCTAGTCTTAGTGACGCGGTATCAGACATCAATAATAGCGTGTCAGGCGCAACTAACGTTAACCTGCGTGACAAGCTCAGAGCAGAGATTATAAATGGTAACCAAATTCAGTTTACTCAGGAAGATGGCTTCGCTGTTAAGTTCTTTAACGGTAGCATCGCCGGCTTCTCACCTGCGGTTTTGGGATTAGAGTTTGGTACATTTGGTCAGCCTAATTCAACCATGGGCTATTCAGAATGGCAACCATTAAGCTATGTTGCTGGATCTATGGCACCATTGGGTGATATTGTAGATAAAACTTTGTGGTATGACAATGTACTGAGCACAGAAAACCTGGATCTACTAGTTAACTTGGGAACAAGTTGGACTACATTCCAGGGCGATGTACAAATGACAGTTTTAGCTCCAACCACAAGCTCCACAGGTGGCCAGCTATTTGCTGGTGATATTTGGATTAGCACTGACAACCTTGATATGTATCCACAGATTTATCGTTGGACTAACAACGCTTGGGCGTTGGTAGATAACTCAGATCAGGAAACATCAACAGGTGTAGTATTTGGTGACTTTAGAGCATCAGAAGCTACTCCATTGTTCTCAGATGCTCCAAATGCTGTATTGTATCCAGCAGGAATCCTGGGTTGGAACATGGTCGCAAGCGGCGGTACAATCCGTCAGTGGGACGAAAGCGAATCACGCTGGAGAACAGTAAGCGGCCTTCAGGCAGACGGTTCACCAAACATGCTACGTCACGCACAACGTTCGATGGTTGTTGCGGCTATGCAAGCGGCTGTAAATGCTAACGAAGATATCCGTAACGAAGGATTGAGATTTAACCTTATTGGTTGTCCAAACTATCCTGAGATGATGGATGAGATGGTTACACTAAACGTAGATCGCAAGGAAACTGCTTTTGTAGTTGGTGACACACCAATGCGTCTGGCTGCAGACAACACTAGCATCACTGAGTGGGCTCAAAATAGTAACAATGCCACAGGTAATGGTGAAGATGGTCTTACGACTGCTAACCCATATGCGGCTGTGTACTATCCAAGTGCGTTAACTTCAGGTCTAGACGGCACAGACATCATGGTGCCACCAAGTCATATGATTCTCAGAACCATGGCTTACAATGACCAAGTGGCTTATCCCTGGTTTGCTCCAGCAGGATATCAGCGTGGTTTGGTAAGCAACGCAACAAGTGTTGGTTATCTGGATGCTGAAACTTCAGAGTACAGACCTGTAGCACTGAGCCAAGGCCAGCGCGATAACTTGTACATCAACAAGATCAATCCAATTGGCACATTTACTGGCAGAGGTATTGTAGTGTTTGGACAAAAGACACTCAACCCAGTAGCAAGTGCCTTGGATCGTGTAAACGTTGCGCGTTTGGTTAACTACATCCGTGACAGACTTGACGAGGCAATGCGCCCATTCTTGTTTGAGCCAAACGATGACATCACACGTCAGAATGCCAAGACCACAGTTGACAGATTCCTGGGACAGTTAGTAACGTCCAGAGGTTTGTTTGACTTCCTGACAGTATGTGATAGCTCCAACAACACACCAGATCGTATTGATCGTAATGAACTATGGGTTGACATTGCTATACAGCCAGTCAAGACCATTGAGTTTATCTATGTACCAATAAGAATCCAGAACACACTGGGCGAAACTGGTAGTAACTGATATAGTAATATATCACACTGGGGGCTTTTTAGCCCCCTTTTTTTATGGCTGAAATAAACATAGCACTTAATATTTTTGCGCTCAAATAGATAAATAACGACATAGAACGAATATCCAGTAGGAGATAGAAAATGGCAAATATTAATACAGTTGAAACTCGTGACAAGTTTGGTGTTCCACTTGCCGGTAATCAAGGCAATGGTATCCTTATGCCCAAACTACAGTATCGTTTCCGCGTTACTATGCTGGCAGGTTTTGGCGGTGAGCCACAGTCAAGAACACTCACGCAAAATGTCCAGAGTGTAACCAGACCTACAGTACAGTTTCCAGAAGTAATTGTGGATTCATACAACAGTAAGAGTTACGTCCATGGTAAGCACGAGTGGTCCACACTTGATCTAGTAGTACGTGATGACATCACTAACGCTACATCCAGACTAGTTGGCGCACAGTTGCAACGTCAAGTAAACTTCTTCCAGCAGACTACACCAGCCGCTGGTAATGATTACAAGTTTGATATGCAGATTGAAACCATGGATGGCACCAATGCTGGTCCCACAGAAGTATTTTATCTGGAAGGATGTTTCCTTCAGAACGTAGCATATGGTCAGCAGGATTACAGTGTTAACGATCCAGTTCAGATCACTATGACAGTACGTTTTGATAACTGTACACACTATCAGGGTGACAATGATATCAATGGTAGATTGACAGGCGGCAACCCATTCCCAGATCCAGCAACACTTAATGAACCTGGCGTACAGGCGTAATTAGACGGTAATGGTATGACATGGCGGATTCCCCCTTTAAGAACATTTGGAGTGCTTTAGGCGACCGAGAGTTTTATTGGCGGGACTTCCGCAATGCTTACCATTACAACCCCTCGCAAGACCCTCCCAGACAACAATTTGGCGGCTATGTCAGCTTTGTGCTTGACAGGGACTTGTTTGGACAACCTTTCTTTGACGAAGTAAACAACGACGAACTCAGAGTTCGTATGAGTAGTTTAGTTCGTACTGCTGACATGCCACAGGTTGACTTTCAAACTCAGACCATGAACGAGTACAACAAGAAGAAGATTATAAACACTGGCGTGGAATATCAGCCAGTAACAATTAGAGTGGTTGACACGGCTAGTAATGCTTGGCTTCAGATTATCATGAAGTATTTTGCGTATCATTACATGAATCCCAGAAACAAGGGTCAGCAAGGCGATAGAGATATTAATAGCACTAATATTGGATGGGGTGGCGCAGATTTTATTGGAGCGCAATATGGTGCCGGCGGCACTTATGATAGCAACAGGTATGGCTATAACCCAAACGCTAATCCAAACTTTTTTGAGCGCATAGATTATGTACTTTACCACGGTCAGAAGGGTGTACAGTATAGTTTGTTAAATCCTGTTATGACTGGGTTCACACATACTCCCATAGACTATGCGAGCAATGATGTAGCAGAGTTTACCATGACATTTCAGTATGAAGGATTTACAACTTACGATCAAACAAACTTTGATCTTACAACTGTAGACTTGGCAAGGTTCGAAGATGTTTCAGGATTAAGTGGTAGTGCTATGAACCAGAATTTCCAGAACGATGGCTCGGGAAGTATTGCGGCCAGTACTGAAAGAGATCTAGCATTCCTGGGTAATACAAATAATAAGTTAAACCGAACCTATCAACCAGTTATATTTAATTCGCCCAACGACTTCCCCACAGATAAGAATGGTTTAGGTGGTGACATAACTACATATGGTACAGAAACTCCACAGTCTGGCGGCACAAACTTTGTTAAAAATCTTTTTGGAGAGTTTCTGGGCGATGTAGCAGACAAGGCACTGAGCGCCGCTATCAATGGCGCCGATGTCAAAGACGCCGCACTGGGCGCAGTATTTGATGGTGTGGCTGGTATTATTACTGAGAACAACAGACCTGACAGACGTCCTCCCATTGTGGAAGATGAAACTTCTGAAACAGAAAATGGAAACACAACACCAAGTGGGTAATCATGGCTAGAGTCAGCGCAAACATTTATGATACTTTTGGTAACGAAATAAAATACGGAGTTACCCAGGACAAACTTTTTAACTACCTGAAAAATTCCACTGTCCAATTTCCCTTGCCTGAAGCTAGTGCTTTTATACTACAAAATTTCTTAGATCCAGCTGACACAATAGACCCAGTTATGCTTGATCAAGTGTTCACTAAGTTAATATCCATAGGATATGCTGAACCTGCGGCTAAAGCCATGGGCAGTGTGCTTATAAAAGTAGCAAAACAACAGGGCATAAACCCATTACAATACTTTGATGATAACCAAGCCCAATTAAAATTAGCTGTGGATAGTTATGAAGCAATGAATGCTCTGCGCCCAGCAGGAAACCGAGTAGGACTTAGTACTCCCATTAATAACCAGAAGAGCCGCCAAGCACCCTTTATAAAACCATGAAATTCCACAAAGGTAAGTACCAGGTACAGAACCCAGAGAAATATGTTGGCGGCAAGGCACCCATATTTAGAAGCAGTTGGGAAAACACCTTTTGTAGAATGTGTGATGAGAATGAAAACATCACACGCTGGGGTTCAGAGTGTGTGGAAATACCCTACCGCTCACCCCTGGACAATCGCTGGCACAAATACTACCCAGACTTCCTAATACAGTATGTAGACA